CGTCGGCGTGACCATGACGCCGGCGAGCGGGCCCTCATCGCCATAGAGATCGATCTCGAGCCTGATCTTGTTCCCGAGCGTGCCGGCATTGCGCGCGGTGAGCAGCACCTTGTTGTCGTCGGGGCTCGATCCCTGCAGGGCCGTCACCGGGAAAAGCTCGCCGTTGACGTCGCCGGCGTTGATGGCCGCGACCAGAGCCGCGGCGACCTGCACCGCCGTCATCGATGGCGTCACGGCGATGCGCGCCTTCTGCCCGGCGATGTAGACCGAGAGCTCGCCCACGGATGTCGCGACCGCAGAGATGGTGAAGTCGCCGGCGGCCTTGGTGGTGCCGTTGTCGGCGATCGGCAGGCACCAGATCTCCTGCAGCGGATCGGCGTTGAGCTTGGCGACCTTGCACATTTGCGCCAGGTGCGAGCCGGCGCCGAAAAGGCCCTCCTCGTCGCCGCGGAAGCGGATCGGCACGTTGGCCGTGGCGCTGCCGCCGGACAGCTTCTGCCCGATCAGCAGCAGCTTGCTGGCCTGGTCGAAGGGTGACGCGCCGGCATTGATCTCGGCGTAGAAGAACGGCACGCGCAGGTTGGACGGCACCGTGTTGAAGGCAACGGCCATGGGGAGCTCCTGTTTTACGGGGTGACGGTGGGGGTGGGGGTTACTCGGGCTTTGCGACGACCACACCTTCGTCGATCAGCTGCTGCCAATACTGCGACCACTGCACGGTGACCCACTCGCCCGCGGCCATGAGCGGCATGTTGCGGTGCTCGGGATTGCGCACGCGCTGGCCGTCGGATGGTTTGACTGTGATCATGTGCATGGCTCACTCCGTTCTGAAGGGGGCAACGATCTCGGGGGTGCCGTCGCCGTTGAAGTCGTATTGAGTGCCGACCGAGGCGAGCAGATCGACCTTGGGCAGCGGCTCGGTGCCATACAGCTGCTGCAGCAGGACGCGCAGCGACTGATATGCGGGTATCTTCGCGAGATCGCGCAGAAGCGGCTTGAGGTAGGGCGCCGCGGTCTCGAGCGGCGGGTAGATGGTGTCGCCGCGCGGGCCCTTCGGGAACGACTGGCCATCGATCGGCAGCATGCAATCGTCGCGCAGCTGCACCGGGATCAGGATCTCGCGCGCGGCATACTTCTCATTGCCGCTGTCCGATCGGCCCGGAATGCTGTTCCAGGCCTTCCACTGCTGCACCATGCGCTGCAGTGGGGCGACCTCCTCATCGGCACCGAAGATGGTGGTGCGCACTTGGAGCTCGAGCATGTCGAGCATGGCCTCGAGCTCGGCGTCCGTCGACGCCGTGACGTAGGCCTTGACGAGCTCCGGATTGCCCTGCGGCCCCGCCACCTCGATATCTTGCCATCCGCCGATGGTGAGCTCGATCTGCAGGTCGATCTCGGCCCGGAAGATCGGCGGCAGGCTGCCGCTGTCGTTGATCTGCGTGCGGCTGTCGGCCTGCGTGTAGACATTGATCGACGGCAGGCGGTTGTTGTCCGCCTGCGTCTGCTGCGGGCTCATGCCGCTATCGAACACCATGGCGCCGGCGATCGTCTTGTTCTTGAGCGCGCGCACGACGCTGGTGCGCAGTAGCAGCCTTTGCAGGCTCATTGCCCCGACTCCTGCCGGCCCCGTTGCACCAGGCATAGCCAGACGCGGCCGTGACCGTCTGGCTCGATGTCAGTGACCTCGAAAACCGTGCCGCGCTCGACGATCGCGATCAGGTCGCCGGCGATCGGCTCAGAGACCAGGTCGCGCCGATCGACGGATACGCGAGGCGACCTCGAGGAGATCCGCGTCGCCGGCACCGCGCGCGATTGGCTGTGCCCCTTGTCGATTTGCACCTCTTTGGCCATGGCCTCGAAGATCCCCTCGAGCGGCAGCGTGCTGCTGCCGGCCTTGTAGATCTGCAAGGACCTGGTCGGATCGATCTCAGCGCGCCCATTGACGTCGGGCTTGCGCATCGGCTGGTGACGGATGGCCTCACCGAACTCGTCGGTGAGATCATCGCTCATCGCGTCTTCCGCGTCGCCCCAGCGGCTCATCCGGCGGCAACCTGCACATGGATCCGCCGCGTGACGGTTCGATCGGGCAGGACGATCGAGAAGTTCTCGCTGTCCTCGTCGGTCTCGAGCGTGACGGTGTTCTCGAGGTAATAGATGTCGCCGACGGCCGCCGCGCTTGCGTCAATGAGGCAAACGGTTTCGCCGGTCTTGCGATCAAAGAGCTCGCTGTCGGGCACGATCGTCGGGGAATCGGGGCTCGCCACCGGCGACCCGGCCGCGGCCCACGAGGATGCCTTGATGCGCGCGGCATTGGCGGTGAGCCAGTCGCCCCAGAGAATGCCGACGTCCAAGACGTCGCCGATGCGCACGGTGATCATCGTGCTGTTGAGGGGCGGGCGCGCGTCGGTGGTGAAATTGCTCATGGTCTCGCAAGCGGCGAGCGCAGCGCGACGGCAACCGGGATCCAGCATTTGCGTTCTCCGTTAGCGGGGCGAGGGGCCGGGCACCGCGGGAGAAACCCGCGGGCCCGTGCCTTCAGTTGCTGAGCTTCGAGCCGAGGCCGCCGCTGGCGCTTACGATGCTGCCGTGCGCCAGGCCGGCAGGCCTTTGCGGCACCGCGGAAACGGACGGCAGCGCCGCGGCGACCGCATCGACAAGGCCAGGCGTGACCGTGATGTCGCGCAGGAAGCCCTTGCTGACGAGCTCGGCGGCCTGGTCCTCGGGGAGATCGTCGGGAACCTTGACGACCTGGTTGCTTCTCACGGAAAGACGCATGTGCGTCTCCCCTTTGGGGCCCCAGCCGTGCGTAAATCGGCAGGTGCCTGCGAGTGTGCGGGTTGTCATCAGTACGTGACGATCCCGGCGGCCTTCAGTTTCACGGCTTCGGCGGTCGGGATCGACGCGGTCTCGCCCGCCACCTTCTTCACGAGCTCCATGCCGCCCTCGGAGACATAGAGCTCCTTGCCCGTTTGCACGGTCACAGTGGTCATCGTTGCCATTTGGATTGCTCCGTTTTTGGCGTTGCAAGTCTTGCAATAAAAAAGCGCCCGCCGAGATCTCTCCCGACGGGCGCGATTGTCTAGGCCGAGTCTTACTGGTGCACGACCAGGCGGCCGAAGGCGTTGCGGCGGCGCGGTGCGATCGCCGGTGCCGACTGCGAGACCAGGTGCAGGCCGCTGGGATCGAAGCGCTTCTCGGTCTTGTGGAACATGCGGATCGGCTGCAGGTTCGCCTCGAGATCCATGATCGCTCCGAAATACTGCTTGCCCTGGATGTCGCCGCTGGCGACCACGAGCGCCGAGTATGCGGTCATGAACGGCGTGAGCACGCCCTCATTGTCCTCATACTGGCCATCGTAGACCCAGATGCCGAAGCGGCCGGCGAGCGTGCCGACTTGCTGCGCGCCCATGGTGTTGCGCGGCCCCATGTCGATCGTCGACCCGTTGCGGAACGCCAGGGTCTGATCGAACAGGACGTTGCTCTGCATGCGCGTGCGGAAGTAGCCCCAGGCCTGGCCATCCATCACCACGGTGTCGGCAACCGCGCCGTAGCTTTTCTCGCGGATGTCCAGCGCCAGGTTCTCGATGTCATCGAGGGGCACGGCAGTCGTCTGTGACCAGCGCGCGCCAGACGAAAGCGTGGCAACGCGCAGGTCGCTGTTCTGGCCGAAGTCGACGGTGACCGCGGGATAGTCGTCGCCCGAGATCACGATCTGGCCGTCGGTGAGCGCCTTGACCGCCATCCAGTTCATGCGGTTCGTCAGCATCTCATCGTGCAGCGAGATCTGCCGCGCGAGCAGCCGATCCATGCGCTCGCGGGGAGATAGCGTGCCGCCGTACGGCTCGCCCGGCTGGCGCACGTATCCCATCGAGGGGAACAGCGTCTTGGCGGGCTTGACGTAGGCCGGCTTGAGCACCGCGGTCATGTGGCCGGTCGACTTGATCTCACGTCCCGGCACAAACGGGCTCACGAAGGGTGCGAGCCGCTGGCCGCGCTCCTCGATGTCCCATTCGATGGTGGCCGCATCCGAGAGCACGGTCCCGTAGCTGAAGAACTTTTCCAGCATGAACGGGTTCAGCGGCTCGACGGCCGACACAAGCTCATCGAGCTCCCAAGTCTCGTAGCGGAAGTTATCGACGCCGATGGTCATGGGGTTTCTCTTTCCTTCAGGAAGTGAGTTGCAGGGGCAGGCAAGTATTCAGGCGCCGATTACTCAGCCTGAGTAGCGCATCGTCTTCAGATGAATGCCCCGGTTGCGCAGCGCGACCCGCACCGTGTCGGCGGTGTGGCCCGTGCCGTAAACCAAGGCCTCCTCGTTGAAGTAGCCCTCGACG